TATTATTCTTATTTTTCTGCCTGTACAATATCGTACAGGCAGTTTTTACTACCTGAAAATGGCGTTAAAATGGCGAAGTTTCTGTTTGCTAAACTTGTCAATAACGATTACCTTTACTGATGTAATGAGCTAAAAGTCAAACCATTAATTTCAGAATTATGAAAGAATTAGTAACCATTCAGCAAAAGCTGAAAGCCCCCAAACGGCAGTATAATACTTTCGGTAAATACAAGTACCGTAGTTGTGAGGACATTCTTGAATCAGTGAAACCTGTTCTTGCTGAAACAAAATGTACATTAACTCTAAGTGATGAGATGATCGCAGTAGGTAACAGGATCTACGTAAAAGCAACTGTTACTTTGACTAATGACAAAGGAGAAAAAGAAATAACTACTGCTTTTGCAAGAGAAGAGGAAACAAAGAAAGGAATGGATGGGAGCCAAATTACTGGAGCTTCATCTTCTTATGCAAGAAAGTACGCTCTTAACGGTCTGTTTTGTATTGATGATGCGAAAGACAGCGATTCAACCAATACTCATGAGAAGGAAGATACACAACAGCCTGCAAAAACACCTGCTAACACTGCTCCTGTATATACAGGTGCTCAATTAAAAAATGCTATTGCTGACATGCTTGCCGTCAAAAGCAGAGCTGAACTTGAAAAAGTATGGTATGGCAATCCGGCTATGCAAAATGATAAAGAGTTTGTAAACGCCTGTATGAATATGGGCAAAATTTACCCGGCACAATGATAGAGTTAGTTAAATCGAGTGTGGTTTTCTCGGAAGAGAACCACACATATTTTCTTGGTGAAAAGCAGCTAAAAGGTATTACCGGAATGATTAGCCGGCAGTTATTTCCCAATAAGTATAAGGATATTCCAGAATACATATTGAAAAGAGCCGCTGAAAAAGGTAGTCGTATTCATGGACAATGCCAGTTTGCTGATGTAACAGGATTGCCACCCGAGAGTATTGAAGCTATTAATTATATCAGGGAAAGAGTAAATGCCGGATATAAGGCTTTTGCCAATGAGTACACTGTTTCAGACAATGAATATTTTGCATCGAATATTGATTGTGTTTGGGAAAAGGACGAAAAAATCAGTCTTGGTGACATCAAGACCACTGCAAGCCTTGACCGTGAGTATTTGAGTTGGCAGCTATCAATCTATGCCTATTTGTTTGAACTTCAAAACCCACTTATCAAAGTTGATAAGCTGTTTGGAATTTGGTTACGAGGTGATAAATCTGAATTGGTTGAGATTGAGCGTAAACCCGATGCAGAGGTTAAGAGATTACTGGAATGTGAGATTAATGGTGAACACTTCTTACCTAATGCTCCTGTTCCCACTGATGGGAAACAGCTTATTCCTATGCAATTAGTAGATACTATTATTGATATAGAGGAACAGGCGAGTTATATCGCTGAAGTGCAGAAAGGTTACAAGGAACAACTTAAATCAGCCATGCGTGAGAATGGAGTCAAATCATGGGACGCTGGCCGATTGCGTGTTAGCTATACTCCCTCTTCAACGGGTAAGAGTTTTGATACAAAGAAATTTCAGGAAGATCACCCGGAATTATATTCTCAATATTTAAAAACGTCAACTAAAGCGGATAGTATTCGTGTAACTATAAGGGAGGAAGGAAAATGAGTGTCAATAAAGTAATTCTTATTGGGCGTGCCGGTAAAGATCCAGACGTGAGAACATTGGACGGTGGAGCAAAAGTAGCTTCTTTATCTTTTGCCACAACAGATAAGGCGTACACCTTACAAAATGGAACCCAGGTGCCGGAGCGTACAGAATGGCATAATCTTATTTTTTGGAATAAGACTGCTGAAATAGTTGAGAAGTATGTCCATAAAGGAGATAAGTTGTATATAGAAGGTAAGTTACGCACTCGTAATTATGACGATAGCAAAGGAGTTAAGCGCTACATAACTGAAGTCTTTGTTGATAGTATCGAGATGCTTACACCGAAGGTTCAGCAACAGGCTGCTCCTGTACCTCCACCATTACCAACGCAGCAGCCTACACAGAGACAACAACAGGTACAACAGCCTGCATATCAGCAACAGCAATTCCAACAGGCACCACCGCCTAATGATTTACCATTCTAAAATATGGCAGAAGCTATTCTAACAAAACAAAATGGGGTAGTCACAATGGATAAGTCGTTTGACTACCTCTGTTCCACGCTCAAAAATGGAACTTACACAGTAAGTATCAAGAGAAAGGTAGAACCGCGTACCCTGTCGCAGAATGCGCTCATGTGGCTGTGGTTTGCCTGCATTGAGAGGGAGACAGGCACGGATAAGTTAGATGTTCATGATTACTATTGCCGGAAGTTTCTTCCACGGCAAATATGTATGAATGGAAATATTGTTTCGGTTGTTGGAAGTACTTCTAAATTGAATACGATCCAAATGAAAACTTTCATGGATAAGGTTCAGGCTGATGCTGCCACCGAATTAGGAATCAATTTGCCATTGCCTGTTGACCAGTACTATAAAGATTTTATTAATGAATACCTGCATAGGTAAGTATTAACTAAAAGTTTAATTAAAATGGATTTGAATATTTCAAAAGCAAAATTGACCAAAAAGGGATGTCTTGAAGTGGTCTATGCAGACAAGGAGGGAAACGATATTGTTTTCAAGGGGATTAATCCTGTTCATCCGGATTTGAAGGATTCGCTAAACAAGCTCATACCCTACATTGTCGATATTACAGAACAGAAAGAATCCCAGTACATTAATTGGGAACGTCCAGAGTCATGTCTTGAAGATGAGTTCTTCAAAAAGTTCAATGTAACCGGCGTTAGCATTGGTGGTGACTCTTCTTTTGAGGTTTGTGTGTTGACAGGTAAGCGAACCCTTATGACGAGCAAAGTCCTTAATCTTTGTTCTCCTGGTATTGGATTCGATCCGGACAATGAATCGTATGTGCATTGTGAGGAGTTTCGTGATGCTGTTTACAATTTCTTGTATGAAGCAGAACTCTATGTTACAGAGAATAAATGTTCAGAGATTCAAAAGGAGTTCGAGTTTAAAGATGGTGATGACCCATTTGGGAAAACAGATGAAGCTGCTGATGCATTAAATGAGGATGGTGATGATAATGATATACTCTCAACTGTTGAACATCAAGAATTAGTATTAGAACCTGCTTCATGAAACCAATCTATGTGACTAAGACGCCCAATCTGTATCGGATTCAGTTCGAGTATCACCCAAAGCTGGTCGAGGTCATAAAGATGATACCAAGTAAGCCACGCTATGACGGGACAGACCGGGCGTGGCTTGTTAGTATCAATGATGCGCGTTATCCTGCTGGACGTGACGCCAATTGGTATGTGAGAGCTTTTTCGCAATGGGCTGTTCAGATGCGTTATTGTTCTACTGTCAAGGAACGTGAGGTTACTGAAGATATTAATTATGATATTCCTCCGATGAAACCTTTTGTCGGTGAACACTATATGTTACTTCAACCTTACGAGTATCAACTTGAGGGAGTACAGTATGCAATAGAGCACAAACGCTGTTTTTTCGGTGACCAGCCCGGGTTAGGTAAAACATTGCAAGCTATATGTGCAGTTGTTAAGGCACATAAAGAAGCACCCATTTACGGTGAATCTTTTCCAGTACTTGTAATTTGCCCTGCTGCATTGAAAGTCAACTGGCAACGTGAATTCAAGAAATTCGCAGGGATTAACGCCATTATACTTGATGACAGAAACCGGCAGTCCTGGCAGTCCTTTTATGAATGTAAGAGGTCGGATGGTAGTCCTCTTTGTGAAGTATTCATTACTAATTACGAGTCATTGAACAAGTTCTTTGTGAGGTCTGTAAATAAGGAATCCAAGTTCACAATGAAGAGTATTGCTTTCGATCAGCGTGTTTCTTTGTTCAGGTCTGTTATCATTGACGAATCTCATAAATGCAAATCAAGTAAGACACAGCAAGGAAAGTTTGTAGAAGGCATCTGCAAAGGAAAACGTTATGTATTCGCATTGACCGGTACTCCTGTAGTCAACAATAATACAGACTTGATACAACAGTTGAAAATATTAGGTCGATTAGAGGACTTTGGAGGTTATAGCCGGTATGTTGAAAGGTATTGTGATGGTCCCAAACAGGCATCCAACGTTAAAGAGCTAAATTGGCGACTATGGAATACTTGCTTTTTTCGTCGTGAGAAGTCAAAGGTGCTTACACAACTTCCGGACAAGACCCGTCAATACTTGACAGTTGATATCACTACCACCAAAGAGTATAAGGCTGCCGAAGCTGATATGGTAAAATACTTGAAGAAGTACAAGAATGCTTCGGACGAACAAGTGCAGAAATCAATGAATGGTGCCGTCATGGTGCAGATGCAGCTTTTAAAACAGATATCCGCCAGAGGTAAAATCAAGGCTGTTTGTGAATTTGTCCATGATGTTATCGACGGTGGTGAGAAGCTGATACTTTTCGGTTACTTGAAAGAAGTTGTAGCAGAACTGAAAAAGGAATTTCCTAAAGCTGTAACTGTAACAGGTTCCGATAATGTCAACCAAAAGCAATATGCCGTTGACTCTTTCCAAAATAATCCGGATTGTAAACTGATTATTCTGAACTTCAAATCGGGCGGTACCGGGCTTACTTTGACGGCTGCCAGTCGAGTAGCATTTATTGAATTCCCATGGACGTTCAGTGATTGCGAACAGGCAGAAGATCGGGCGCACCGTAACGGTCAGAAGAACAACGTTAACTGCTATTACTTCTTAGGTAAGGATACTATCGACAAGTATATGTATGATGTGATTCAAACAAAGAAGAACATTGCCAACGGTGTTACCGGTACGGACGATCAAGTAGAAGAGAATATGGTGAATCTTGCAATGGACTTGTTTAGGGATAAATTATGAAGCTGTTTAGATTAGTTATAAATGGGCAGAAAACTCATATTCAGGAATACAAGAAAGAAATGTTGTTCGGTCCTGAATGGGAAACCTTAATATCCTTTGTCGGTTGCAGGAACAGGTGTAAACAAATCGTTGACCTTCTAAATGAATGTGCTACGATTTCAAAAAACAAGCAGAAAAATGACTGAAGAAGATATTCGTAAATTGGAGGTGAAATATTCTGAAACTAAGATACAACACATTTGTGTAACTTGGTTCAGAGAAACGTTTCCCAATGTAGGCCCTTTACTCTTTGCTATACCAAACGGCGGCGTCAGAACAAAGAAAAGCGGTGCTATGCGCAAATATGAAGGTGCCATCGCTGGTGTTGCTGACTTGATTCTGCTTTTTCCTCGCGGTGGTAAGAGCAGTCTTTGCATAGAGATGAAAACTCCACATGTAAAAGGTAAACGTGCTGGAACGCAGTCTGATGAGCAAAAAGAGTGGCAGGCATTGGTAGAGAAATATGGTAGTGTATATGTCGTTTGTCATGGGTTGATTGAGTTCATTAATAGCATTTGCTATTATCTGAAAGCTGATCCTCAGCCTTATATAAACAATGTCTTACGGAATTATTATAAATTGATATGACTTATATTGAACTTATCAATAGGTTTTGGGAACTTGACGAAAGCTGGCAATTTTCCTGCTGTGAAACGAGGCTTTATTTTTACTTGCTAAAAATTGCGAATCGTTTAGGCTGGGAGGATAACTGGACACGTAGTGATACAAAGGTGTCATCTGACGTGGGAGTGTCTGTAAAAGTATTCAAGTCCGCCCGAAATAGATTAGTTCAAGCAGGTCTTATTGAATGTAAACAAGGCAATGGAAGAGGCAATAAATCAACGTATTCTATCAAAGGTGTACAAAAAGGTATGCAAAATATACCACCTTTACGGCATCCTTTAGGGATACCTTTAGGGTACCCTTTAGGTACACCTTTTCAAGAAAGTTCCCCCATACCCCCTAAAGAAGAATATAAGACAGAGACAAAGACAAAGAAAGAACCCCCTAAAGGGGGTAAGAAAGAAAGTAGCTCTGGCGAGCTTTTCCCATCCTCTAAACCGGAGAAACCTAAAAGAGTCGCAAAAGAATTTATTGCTCCTACGCTTGATGAGGTTATTCAACACTTCATCAAGCAAAATGCTCCGGAACGGTTAGATGATTGGCAAGAGCAAGCAGAAATATTCTTCAATCACTTTGACTCGATAGGGTGGAAGAATGCCAATGGAGTGAAAATAGAGCGGTGGGATTCCAAAGCAAACCTTTGGATACTGGATCGTATTCGTGAAAATCGAAAAAATGAATTAGACCATGACGGAAGAGGAAAAGAATTTATCAAGCAAACTTCAAAATTTGATGGAGAAGGAAGCCGGAAAGCGCAAGCTGACGCTCCAACAGATAGAGAATCTGATACAAAGGCACAAGGAAAGTATTCAGGACGTTTCTGAATATGACTTAACTGACACGCAAGAGTATTACAGCCATTGGAATTTAATATCTAACCTTGGTACAGATTATACAGAACGGGAGTTTAGAAAATTTGATGTTGATGAAAACAACTCTAAACTAATTCAGTTTCTTCTGTACTACTTCAACGGATGCCGGTATGCTCAAAATGTGTTTCCGGAAGAGAATTACAAAGTTCATAAGAATCTTTTGCTCGTTGGTGAACCAGGTACCGGGAAAACAATGTTGATGCAGATTTTTGCAGATTATTTGAAACTCACTTGTAACTCCAATGCTTTTGAAAACTTGTCTGTTACTCAAATGATGAATTATTATAAAATTCACGGGCATATTGACTTGTACACTTACAATGAGAATCAATCTAAAGGGTTTAAACCAAATCCCTTTAATATCTGCTTGAATGATATCGGTCTGGAAACGGAAAATCAAAAATCGTATGGTACCAGCCTCGATTCGGTTATTGATGAATTTCTTTATGCCCGGTATGAGATTTTTCAACAATACGGCAAGAAGTATCATATAACATCGAATCTTGGCATAGCCGAATTTAAGAAACGTTTCGGGCCAAGATTAGTGGATCGCTTTAAAACGTTTAATGTTCTCCCTCTATGTGGTGAGAGCCGTAGAATATAGCTACTATGAAAGTTGTAATTTACTGGGTTACTAAAGATCCGGATAAAATTGTTCGTATCAGAGAGCGTTTCGGCATTGGAACTTATCGAAGTGTGAACGGTGAAACTCCTGCTGAAATACGAGAAGAAGATATGGAACTTCTTCGGGAAACTGAAAGAAGAGGATTTATTCAAATACGTAATAAACCTCAATAAAAATGGCGTTAAAATGGCGAAGTTTCTGTTTGCTAAACTTGTCATTTTATGATAACTTTACTGATGTAATAAACTAAAAGTCAAACCAATATAATTAAATTATGGAAGTACAAAACATTAGAATTGACCTTATCAGTCCTTCTCCTTTGAATCCGAGAAAGACGTTTGATGAAGCAGCTCTTCAAGAGCTTGCAAGCAACATTGAAAAGCAAGGTTTATTGCAACCTATCACTGTCAGAGTTGCTAAATCCGAGGAGATGACTAACCTAGAAACCGGAGATGTTACCCCACTACCTTACACATACGAAATTGTTTGCGGTGAGCGTCGTTTCCGGGCTGTGTCACTTTTGAAAGCAAAGGAAGATGAAGCGAATGTTGCAAAAATCAAAGCCCATCGAAAAAAGTCGGAAAAATTTCAGACAATATCCTGCATTGTCAGAGAAATGACAGATGATGAGGCTTTTGAAGCGATGATTACCGAGAATCTTCAAAGAAAAGATGTTGATCCCATCGAAGAAGCTTTTGCCTTTACGCAGTTGGCTGAAAAAGGACGAACTTTGGAAGATATCGCTCTTAAAATAGGAAAGTCTACCCGGTTTGTTTTTGACCGTATTAAATTGAATTCTCTTATTCCTGAACTAAAAGAGCGGGTAAGAAATGGAGATATACCATTGTCCGGTGCTATGATTCTTTCTAAATTGGATGAAGATACTCAAAAAGAGTTTCATGAGGAGGAGGAAGAACAATGTACTACTGCTATGATTCGAGAATTTGTGAGTAATTCTTTCATGGAGCTTGGTAACGCACCTTGGATTAAAGATGATTCCGATAATTGGGAAAATACCGATATTAAATCATGTTCTCAATGTGAGAATAATACGTGTAATCATGGTTGTTTGTTCTATGAAATGAATAGTAAGGATGCTAGATGTATCAATGCTGCTTGCTATGAGAAAAAACAGATTGCTTATGTGACGCGGAAAATTCAACTAGAATATGAACATCTTGTTAAAGTTGGCGAACCTCTTTCATTTGGAAAAACAGTAATTATCGCTAGACGTCCCGATACATATTGGGGAGAAGATAGAAAGGTTTTCTATGAAAAAACTTTGGAAGCTGTTAAACAACTTGGATTTGAAATAGTTGATCCTGATGAAATCTTTAGATGTAAGTGCTGGTATTCAGAAGATGATGAACGCACTTTGAAAATGCTTGAAGATGGAGAAGTTTATCGTTGTCTTTCATTTTTTGGACATTATTCTCCCGAATTTAACGTTAGTTTCTATTATGTTAGAAAAGAAACGGCTTCCTCTACTTCCGCCGTTGCCGATCTAAAAGAGATAGAAAGGGAAAAAATAAACGCCCAATTAAAAAGAGCGAAGGATATAGTCAAGGAGAAGTCTGCTGAAGAAATGCGTAAGTGGGCGCAAGAGAAAACATATTATCAGAGAACAAAAGAATTCTCTGAAAATGAACAACTTGTTTTTGATGTGCTGGTTCTTAGCGGTTGTAGCAGTACTTATCTTGAAAAACTGAATTTGAAAAAATGGAATGGTGAGAGTGATTTTGTAAATTATGTCAAGAACAACCAAGCTGACCGACACCAATGGTATAGAGCCTTTATTGCTGAATGCTTATCATCGAATAATGTGAATTTCTGCTCCTATTTGCAAAAGTGTCAGAAAATCCTTTTTGCAGAACAATATCCGGATGATTACAATGCGCTAACAAAGAAACTTGCAGATTCATATAGCAAGAAAGAGATGAAGCTCAAACAGCAACTCGAAGAACTTAATAACGATAACACAGAGGAAGCCTAACGGTTTCCTCTCTTTATTTGAAATGAAAATGAAAGACTATATAGAATTTCTAAAAGACAAGATGGCTATTAGCCACAATACTGGATTTGAAGTTAATCCTAATGAAATATCAACTTCTCTTTACCCTCATGTGAGAGATACCGTTCGTTGGGCGGTTTCCGGTGGTTGCCGTGCCATATTCTCCAGTTTCGGTATGCAGAAAACAGTAACCCAATTGGAGATATGCAGAGTTATAATCAACCAGTATTTTGGTAAAGCTCTTATCGTTTGTCCTAAACGTGTAGTAGTAGAGTTTATCACCCAAGCTAAGGAGCACATGAACATGACAGTTAAGTATGTCAAGACCATGAGCGAAGTCAGAGCCTGCAAGTGTGATATAATGATTACCAACTATGAGCGTGTCCGTGACGGAGAAGACGGCGTAAGAATAGAACCTTCCTTTTTTACCGTTACCTCATTGGATGAAGCAAGCGTATTGAGAGGGTTCGGCACCAAGACATACCAAGAGTTCCTACCGCTGTTCGCCGATGTGCCTTTCCGCTTTGTTGCCACTGCCACGCCGTCACCTAACAGATACAAGGAGCTGATACATTATGCCGGATATCTTGGAGTGATGGATACAGGTCAAGCCCTTACACGTTTTTTTCAACGTGATAGTACCAAAGCTAATAATCTAACGCTTTATCCACACAAAGAAAAAGAATTTTGGCTGTGGGTATCAACTTGGGCATTGTTCCTAACCAAGCCTTCCGACCTCGGTTATCCTGATACCGGCTATGAATTGCCGGAACTGCGGGTACATGAAGAAGTGGTTAGCGTTGACAATTCCACTGCCGGTACAGACCGTGACGGACAAGTGAAGATGTTTCGTGAGGCTGCTCTCGGACTTGCTGATGCAGCGAAAGAACGTCGGGACAATATGGCAGAGAAGATTGCCCGTGTCGTAGAGATTATTAATCGTCCTGAAAACAAGGACGAGCATTTCCTTTTGTGGCATGACCTTGAGAGTGAGCGGGAAGCCCTTTGCAAGGCTATCCCCGGTTGCAAAGCTGTTTATGGCTCGCAGGATGATGAGGAAGCCGACAAGGTGATAGCGGACTTCAAAAACGGGAGATTGAAATACCTGGCCGCAAAGCCTGAAATGCTTGGTGAGGGTTTGAACTTCCAGTACCATTGTCATAAGGCTATCATGTTCATCGACTACCGGTTCAATGACAAGTTTCAGGCGATAGCCCGTATCTACCGTTTCATGCAAAAACATCCTGTAGACCTTTACTTGGTCTATGCAGAAAGTGAAGGAGAGATATTCAAAAGCTTTATGCAGAAATGGGCGCAGCATCGTGAAATGGTTTCTAAAATGACTGATATCGTCCGTGAGAACGGTCTGTTCGGTTTGCAGGCAGAGGAGAAGATGATGCGCTGGATGTTTGCCAGCCGTGAAGAAAAATCCGGTAAACTGTGGAAAGCCATCAATAACGACAATGTTTTGGAGTGTCAGAAAATGGAAAGCAACTCGGTGGATTTGGTTGTAACCAGCATCCCTTTTTCCAATCATTACGAATATACGCCGACCTATAACGATTTCGGGCATAATGAAAGCAACGACAAGTTCTTCGAGCAGATGGACTACCTCACACCAGAACTGATGCGGATATTGAAGCCTGGGCGGCTGGCTTGCATCCATGTGAAAGACCGTGTATTGTTCGGTAATGCCACAGGTGACGGTATGCCCACCATCGACCCGTTCTCCGAAATGACGGTATTTCACTACATGAAACACGGATTCCGCTACATGGGGCGTATCACAGTAGATACCGATGTGGTAAGGGAGAATAACCAGACCTACCGCCTTGGCTATACAGAGATGTGCAAAGATGGTTCTAAGATGGGTATTGGTTGCCCTGAATATGTGCTTCTTTTCCGTAAACTGCCTTCTGATACTTCACGTGCCTATGCAGATTTGCCAGTAACCAAGAATAAGAATGAATATTCGTTAGCCCGCTGGCAAATAGATGCTCATGCAAGTTGGAAATCTTCAGGTAATACTTTGTTAAGCTATGAAGATATGAAAGTTGCCGGTATTGACAAGATACGCCATTTGTTTAGAAACTATGAGCGTGAACATATATACAATTATGAAGAACATGTTGCTTTCGCTGAAGAATTAGAAGTTTACGGTAAACTACCAAAAACATTTATGGCCGTAGATCCTGTAAGTAAGAAACCTTGGATTTGGGATGACGTTACCCGGATGCGTACACTCAATACCAAGCAGTCACAGAAAAAACGTCAAAATCATATTTGTCCTCTTCAGCTTGATATTGTTGAGAGGTTGATTGAACGGTATTCAAATAAAGGAGACTTGGTATTCGACCCATTTGGCGGTATCGGTACTGTTCCTTACTGTGCTATTAGATTGGGGCGTAAAGGGCTCTCTACCGAGTTGAATTATGACTATTGGAAAGACAGCCTTTCATACTTGCATGAAGCTGAAATTGAAGTGAATGCACCGACGCTATTTGATTTGATGGAAGCTATTTAATCTAAATAAGAATGGATATGTATTTGTATAAAAACAGACCACCGCCTTTATTAAATAGTGTGAGATTATTCTTAGTCTAACAATTTAACCCGATCGATATGATAACATTGAATAGGTTTGCCCAGAGATGCTTGAATATCATGAGGAAGCGCTTTAAGATGAATGAGCATAGCTCAAGAAAAGCGTTTAGCATAAGAATTGAAGCCGTTTGGAGAAAATTCGATAT